GAACACAGATCTGAATTTATAGGCAGAAGTATTAAAATAAACTATAAACACATAACAGCTAATAAAGAAGTTCCACGAGAGCCAGTTTATGTGGAGATAGTTTGAAAGGAGGTGATAAAATGCCAAAGAACAAAAATAAGTTAGATACTTTAATGGATGTTGAAGGATTTGATTCCATTGAGGAAATGATTGAGGACGCAGAAAGCGGATTTAGAGCAGGGTATCCGGGTATTTGCATGAACCCGAACTGCGATTACTGTATTGATGTCGAACCGGATCAGGATGAAGGTTGGTGTGAACTTTGTCGCACGAATACAGTAAAATCTTTTTATATATTACTTGGTGTACTGTAATTGCTACCAGTAGCAATCAGAAAGGAAGGAAAATGGATAAAGATGTGGCAGAAAAAGTAATAGAGAGTTTTAAACGAGTAAGCGATGAAGCAGAGATGAGCTATAAGTTGGTGAAACTACAGCTAATGGTACATCCAGATGCTCCAGAGAATGAAGAGTGTATTAATCAATTGATGAGAGTGTTAGTTAATTCGGATTGTATGAAATATTCTATGATAAATCCTGACAAGATTAGTAAGCTTCTTCGGCATGTAACAAATGCAGAACTGTTCGACAGATTTATGCTATACTGTACGCCTTTAGCTCGACAACTTTTTGATAGTCAATTGACTGGTAAACTTTCAAAAGAAACATCTCCTTCGATAGTTGTGACAGAATTTATGGATGAACTTGTTGATAAATGGCTTTTGGAATACTCTGAAAAATAATACTTGACAACCATACGGATTTGTGGTATAATAGAAGTCTGTTTCACACACGGAGTCACAATGAATAACCCACGATCAATACAATGTAAGTGCGATTCTTCTGTACGAAAGTTAGAATTTGAGAAAGTTCAGCTCAATAGTTCTACTTTTGTATACAGGAGTAGATGTAAAATCTGCGGTAAGCTATGGAGATTTTATGAATCTGAACGCTACAGACTGATTGCTATCAGTAGCAATCTGGAAGGGGGGTGATAACGTAGATTAGAGATTTCTGCATAAGTGCAGAAAAAACCATTAACTTTTAACCTATTATTAATTATTGATCTTTGAAAAAAGGAGAACAACATGACTGACAAAGAAACCACAGAAGTCAAAGCTCACAAGGCTGAAGGTACGATGGCAACCGTTTCTGTTCTGGAACTACAGAATAACCCGCATCGTAATGATGAAGTTTTTGTCTGGAATGAGGAAAAGATTCAAGGACTCATCGAAACCTATAAGGTGGATGGATTTCAGTCCACGTTTGAGGTAACAAAGGACAAGTGGGGACGATTCTTTCTGGCAGGTGGTGGCCATCACCGGAAGGAAGCATTGAAACGGATTATCAGTGGTGGGGTCGACGGGATTACACCGGAAATGATTCGGGGTGTTTTCAAAGATGACGGTGACAATTGGTCAATCAAAGTCGTGGCCAAGAAATATTCCAAAGAGCAAATGCTTCGTAACTTTATGATTGAGAATGCGGATGCTTGGGGAAAAGATTCCCAACAGAATATTTGCATGATGACTGTTCAGGTCAAAGACTTCCTTGATAAGAAACTTGTGGAGTCAGCGGATTTGGAAAGTTTCATTGCTTTGGTTAACTCACCGTACCCGTTGAAAATGGACGAGCGTTCATACAGCCGTGCCAAAAATTCCGGTGCAGGTGCATCATTGGTGGTGCAGTATCTCGGTGAAAATACATGGTCACGTCAGGCAATTGACTTCGCAATCAAGGTACTTTATGAAGAAGGCGAGGAAGGACAGAAACTGCGAGAACTGGCCGAAAAGCTGCCGAATGTTGTCATGGCTTACAAGTTCAAAAGGCTGATGACCCAGGAAGTAGACGGCGAGAAAGTTCTTTCCTCGGCTGATGATCAGACCAAAGCCGAAAAGCTCATCGAGAAAGAAAATTTAACTCGGGCAGATTTGGAGGCCGCAGATAAGATTAAAGCGGAGAAAGGTATTGACCCCCTCGCTGCTCTGGAATCCATCGTCGCCGACAAGAAAGAAGAAAAGAAAACGGGAACCGGCGAAACGGCCAGTAAGGAACGGCCTACGGAAGCCCTTCTGAAACCGCCGGAACAAGCCTTAGTATCCCTGAAAGAGGCTTGCGCCCACATGACTGTTTTGGCGCAGTCAGATGATTCATTCTCTAAAGCTCAATTCAACGAAGCCAAAAAATTACTCAAGGAACTGGCGGATACCATTAAGAAACTTGGATAGTATCTGCATAAGAATCCGGGGGACTGCTACCTGTAGCAGTCTCCATGGATTTTTATTTTTAAAAATAGAAAGGAGACAATGGTTATGTCTAAACACGCACGTTTTGCACCTTCTGCAGCGCACCGTTGGATCGCTTGTCCAGCTTCAATATCTCTGAGCGAAAAAGTTGGAGGCGGATCAGGTAAATCGGAATATGCTTCAGAAGGTACAGCTCTGCATGAAATCACAGCAGTGTGTTTAAAAGAAAAGAAAGATCCTTCAGACTTTCTCGGTACAACCTTAACTGATGAGGATAACCCTGACTGGTCTATGGAATGTGATCAGGATCATGTAAATGCTGTTCAATTTTGTGTAGAAGAAGTAAAACGTATCACTTTAGAAATTGGAGCTAAGGGTGGTCGTATTGAATTATCTGTTAGCGTTAACGAAGATTGTTGGGGACAAGCCGATGTTCTTATCTGGAGCAAAGATTATGCTGTTGTCATAGATTTTAAATTTGGCCGTGGCAAAAGTGTCAAAGCTGAAAATAACTCCCAACTAATGCTCTATTATCTTGGTGCAATGCGGTTCTTATACACTGAAACGCCTCCACCCCTACCATCGAAAGCTAAACTTTTTATCATACAGCCTCGTATCCCTAATCCTGTCCGTGAATGGGAAACCACTTTTGAAGAAGTCAAAATATGGTATCAAAAATTCGTTTCCCCTGCCTACGATCAAGCTAAAAAAGGTGAGTCTCCCTGCAATCCTGGCCAAGAACAATGCCAGTTTTGTCCCGCCAATGGGATATGTGGTTCAAGAGCAGACTACCTACTCGGCGTAGCAGAAACAGAATTTAAAGACTACGCCGTTGATGTATCTGGAACAAAAGCTAACTGCCTACCTGCACCTGTCGAACAGACAAAAGACATTAAGAAGATTATGTCACACGGCCTTGAAGTTTTGAACACCGAGATTGCTGGCAGGATTTTAGCTTATCAAGATGATTTTGATAATTTTTTCAAGAGGGTAGGGGAATTTGCACTTCAGTCGGCCCTTGATGGGACTGCTGTACCCGGATTCAAAATTGTTTACGGTAAGTCTAATCGTAAATGGAAAGGGACGGAACAAGAAGTCGCCTTACTTCTCAAAAGTTTAGATGTTGAACCATTTGAGAAGAAACTTATCAGTCCTGCCAAAGCTGAGAAAGCCCTCGGCAGGAAAAGAAAAGGTGAGATTGAAGACAATTGGGAAAAACCTCTTGGTAAAAAGATTCTTGTTGACGAGTCTGATACCAGAGAAGAAGTGGATCTCACAGGTGAATCAGATATGGATCAGTTTGCTACTGGTAGCAGTCCTAAACCTGAGTATGCTGATGGTTCTGCGGTGTTTGAAGGTACTGATGACATTATGAGCGAAGCAAATGCAGATGTCCATGTCTTTGAAGAACCAGATGTAGGTGAAATAGACGACATCATGGATGGTTTTGATGATGTTGTTGAGGAGAAAGAAACAGAACAGACCCCTGAAGTTTGGCCAGGACTGAATCCTTCTCCACCAAGTAAACGAACCAAAAAATTTAAGCTCATGACCATAGGGCTGAAAGGGGGTGTGTCTTTAAAAGAGGTTGCAGACAAGCTATTTGAAGGTGATGTCGGACAAGTCAAGAAAGGTCTGCGGAATTTAAACGAACGGGATGGATACACAATCGTTATCCATGCCAACAACACTTTTACAGTAAAGGAGTAAAATTATTATGGCAGACAAAACTTATTCAATGGATGTAAACTCGGAGAAAAAAATCTACCGAGTGAAACCACCAGAAGCGAGAGGTTCGTATATGCAACGCATCATCGAGCCTGAAGCTTTTGAAGAAGGCGGCACTGCTGAGTATGGGTGTCAGCTTCGGTGGCCCATCGACAATCCTGAAGTCCAGTTATGGGCTAAGGATATGGCAGGTCTTTTCCGTCTGATCATAGCAGATAAGTATGGAAAAGAAAAGGCCGATAAAGTTCTTAAGAAACCTGGCTTCAAAGTTCCTCTCCGCAATGGTAACAATGAGGACAATGAGGAATACCACGGCTGGCTGTTTATGAATGTACGGAATAAATTCCGTCAGCCTATCGTCATGGGGCCACATGCGAAAGCGTTATCGAATGACCTGATCACAGATCAGATTATCTATTCCGGTGCATGGTATCGTACCCGATTAATCTTTCGATACTACAAACAGATCGGTGAAGGTATCGGAGCTTATATTGATATTCTGATGAAAACTCGTGATGATGATCGTCTTGATTCAGTCATCAATGTTGGAGCTGCTGAAGAAGACTTTGCAGGATTCGCTACGGCGGATAGTTTTGATGAAGTACCTTCAGAAGATGACAAAACTGAAGGCGGTATTGAACCTTCCAAAGACGATGATTTTAGTTTTCTTTAAAATTCTTGGGGTTGCTACAGGTAGCAACCCCAAACTTTTAGGAGAATAGGAGATCTAATATGGTTTTTATTGATTTTGAAACACAGTCTGACGTAGATATAAAAGAATGTGGGCTATATAAATATGTACGGGGATTATATTTTGCTCCCGTATGTATGGCGTATGCGATAGACGATGGCCCTGTGGAGTTGTGGCTTCCAGGAGAACCACTACCGAAGGAGATTGCTACTGGTAGCGATCTCAATATTTTTAATGCTGAGTTTGAATATAATGTGTTTCACAGTAATTGGTTCCGCTATAATGAGTATGATGTATCTAAGATCACATACAATAATATGATTGACACTCAAGCTATAGCTGCCACATTTGGATTCCCCATCAACTTGAAAAATTTAGCTCAAGCCCTTGACGTTAAACATCAGAAAGATAACAAGGGTACTTACCTTATTAAAAAACTTTGCGTAGTTAAAAACGGTAAAGTTCCTGCCCCTTCCACATTCCCAAGAGACTTTGAAAATTTATATGAGTACTGTAAACAAGATGTACGCACCCTTCGTGCGTGTTATAATTATATGATTAAAAAGAAACTATCCCCTTTTGAAAATAAAGTATGGCAACATACTCTAAAACAAAATGCGTATGGACTGCCCGTTGATACAAAAACTATACGCCAGATCATTCGAGTTCTCAACACCTATAAAGACCAATGTAATTTAAGGTTATCAAAAATTACAGATGGTGAGATAACAGCCGGTACTCAGAATCAACGTATAGTCAGTTACATTAGGAAACGAGATTCGAGATTACTTAACCTTCAGTCAGATCATGTGCAGTCTATTCTTGATGAAGATATACTTGATAAAAAATGTACGGAAATATTACAGATAAGACAAAAGACTTCTAAGAGTAGTACAGCTAAGTTCACGAAAGCCATAAATATGCTGTGTCCAGATGATAGAATCCGAGGCTCTCTTAAATACCACAAAAGTCATACAGGTAGATTTGCCGGAACAGGATTTCAGATTCATAACTTGCCTCGTGCCAAACACGATAATCCTGACGCAGTAATTGAAGATTTTTTTCTTAAGCCTATACCCTATCTGATTGAAAAGTATGGTAACATCGGTGAGGCTGCTTCTAAACTGGTACGACCTATAATCAAAGCTCCAGAAGGTAAAAAACTGATCGTGGCAGATTATGTATCTGTAGAGAATGTATGCCTTCATTGGGTGGCCGGTGATACTGATACAACTAATGACTTTTTTAATAAGATAGATCAGTATAAGCGTTACGCATCACGACGATTTAATATCGGGTACGATGATGTTAATAAAGACCAGAGGACATATGCTAAACCTTCAGTTCTTGGATTAGGATATGGCGGTGGCCCCGGTGCGCTTCAACGAGTAGCCATCAATCATGGTATTGAATTAAGTTACGACCAAGCGGATGCGGATAAGAGATTCTACAGAAATATGTATCCTCAAGTTCCCAAACTTTGGCGGCGAGTTCATGATAGTATGATTAGAGCTGTTCAAGATGAAACTCTTATAGAATTATACACCGGCACAGTTACTCTACGGATTATCAAAAGAGGGTCTTATGCTTTCATTCTGTTACCCTCTGGAAGATTTCTGTCCTACCCTGCCCCACAGATTCAAACTGATGCACAATATGGGAATCCTTGTTTCACATACATGGGAATAGACCATGCAAAACAGTGGCGGCGTTTAGGAGATCAACACCGAAGTGAACCGGATATGCCTGTTCATGGTGGTCGATTGGTTGAGAATATTATTCAAGGTATAGCCAGAGATCTACTGGCTTGTGGGTTACTATACCTTGAAGCTTCAGGGTTTGAAGTTATCGCTTCAGTACACGATGAAATTATATCAGAGATTGACGACAAGAATGCTACTGATAGCAATCTCGAAAGATATTGTAATGTCATGTGCGTATTGCCCGATTGGGCTGAAGGTTTACCGTTAAGAGCCGAAGGATATATAGCTGAAAGATACAGAAAAGATTAAAAGGGGGTGGTAGTATTGAAGTTTAAAGAATTGGTAATGGCACAGGATCTAAGTGATGTTGACCTTGCTTTCTGTAATCATACTTGTAAACAGTGGGAACGTTTTTCTAATACTGTAGGAAGACTGAATAAAAAACAGACTCTAAAAGTTCTTAAGTATTTATTGAAAGAACGACCTAACTCAAAAAGCTTTGGGCAAAGAGCTGTCAGAAGATTTAACCATTTAAATAAAGTACGATGGGAGGATCTAAATTAATGGCAACAGAAAAGACAATCGAAAGTTATCTTAAAACAAGGATCGAACAAAACAATGGTTTGTGCTTAAAATTTCGATCCCCTTCTATGGTGGGTGTACCTGATCGGATATGTATAATGCCTATCTTTGTTTACTTTGTAGAAGTTAAGGGGCCGAGTGGTAAGCTCAGTTCCAAACAACAACGTATCATCATGAAATTCAAAGAAAGAGGACATGACATATTCGTGATAGACTCTGACGAAAAAGTTGATGCTCTTATAGAGTATCATTTAATAAGATTGGAGAACTATAATAATGTACAGTTATCAAGACTTTTCTCTGTACCAAAAAAGGATAGTACCTGAATCAATAAGACTTAAACATGGCTATTGGTTTTTGGATACAGGTATGGGCAAAACGGTATTAGCCCTTGCCTTACATGACCAATTAAAGAAAAGAAATATAATCCGACAATCCTTAGTGATAGCTAAGAAAAAGGTGATGAACAATGTCTGGAGACAAGAAGCAAAAATATGGGACTTTGCAAAAGATTTTACGTTCTCGCGCATTCATGGTAGCGAGTATAGAGGTTCTCCTGAATATTCTCGCCGCACTGCGTTTTTAGACAATGTTGATTTTCACTTAATCAACTACGAAGGACTTCAATGGTTAGCTGCGCACGTTCGTAAGATGAAAAGATTTCCGTGGCAGTGTGTGTTTTATGATGAATCTACTCTTATGAAACGCTCCACCACGAAAAGATTTAAAGCCTTTAAGTCTTTTATGAATATGTTTCCATACCGTTGGTGTCTTACAGGTACTCCCATACCAAATGGACTCGAAGATATATTTGGTCAGGCGTACTGTATAGATCAAGGGGCTGCTCTCGGCAAGTATATAACACCTTTCAGAGAAAATTATATGCGAGCTTTATATCAGGTCAGTGATCGAGTAACAGTATATGATGAAAGACCTGGAGCACGAAAAGAAGTCGCAAAGAAAATCTCCAATCGAGTAATGCGATTGAAAAAAACTGAACATCTAAAACTCCCTCCCCTCAAGTATCATCCTATCTATTTAGAACTTCCCACAGACCAACGTGAAATATACCAAGAATTTGAAAATGAGTTTTTTCTATCTGTAGGTGGTGTTTCGATTGAAGCTATGAATAAAGTATCCGCAGATATGAAACTGAGACAGTTTCTTCAAGGTCGTATGTACACAAAAGGAAAAGGCGAGACTCTATTCTTCCACGATGTCAAACTACAAGCTCTCAAAAACTTATTAGGTGAAATTAAAGGTAATACCCTTATCGGGTACAATTTTCATTTCGAACGAGATGATATTTGGACTGCTACTGGTAGCAATCTACCCTATTTAGATGGTAGAACTTCTGATAGCGACGAGGAAAAGTTTATAATAGGATGGAACAACTATGAGTATCCTATTTTTCTGGTCAACCCTGCATCCGCAGCACATGGATTAAATTTACAAGCAGGTGGAAATAATATCATATGGTATAGCCTTACATGGGATGCGGAACATTTCTCACAGTGCATTGACAGATTATGGAGACAAGGACAGCGAGCTGAAGCCGTTAATGTTTATCTAATTATCTTTAAAGATACAATAGATGAGAAAATAGCTATGGCCTTGCAACGGAAAGATGGAAATCAGAAACGACTGATGGAAGATATTGTGAGGTATAAAAATGCAAGATCTTAACATTACCCTCGTTAGATCAAAAATCAAAGACAGACCATACTGTAAAATAGATGGAGTGTACTCAGGGAGAACCTGGAAAAATGATATAGGATTACAGAAAATAAAAAATGACATCGAGTCATTATATCAGGTATGCCAAAAATTATCAGAAACCCCTGAAGTTTGTATGGTCTACGGTACTGCTCGAAAGGCAAAAATCCGTAACACAGACCGAACTATGGCAAATTTTGTAGAAGAACCTACCCGTATATTAACTTTAGATTTAGATACGTATGAAGGAGGATTAAAAGATGAGTACCCAACTTATCAGGAAACTGTTAAAGAGGCAGACATATTCATTAGAACACATCTACCGCCAGAATTTCAAAATACTTCTTATATTATACGTTTCAGTTCATCATTCCTTACCAAAGGTTACACATTCAAAGCACATCTTGTTTTTCTACTTGAGGACTCTCAGTATCCTCGTGAAATTGGCACTTGGCTTAAGCAGGAAAATATACCGGCTGATTCTACATTCTACTTAAACCTTACCCAACCAATTTTTACTGCTGCTCCGCAATTTCACGATAAGTTAGACCCCTTAGTTAAGACAGGAAACGATTTACCAAGAGTAAGTTTAGTTAAAAAAGAAAATAACATGGTTGCTGGAGGTTGGCAGCCCTATTCAGTAAAGAAAAGAGAACCTATAGACTTTGAGAATCTGCCAAAAGCAATAGACCTACCAGGAAAGATAGGTTCTTTTTGTCGTATGTTCCCTATAGAAAAAGCCTTAATCGAAATAGGATATGAACGCCACGATGACGATAGATTTTTAGCTCCGACTTCTCAAACAGGACTTCCGGGTGTTAAAATATTCCCAAATGGATACTGTTTCTCACATCATTCAGATGATCCTATTCATAAAATATCTGACAAATTATTTTTAGGTAAACGATATAGTTTTAATTCACACGATTTAGTATATGGATGGGCTAAGATCAATCGAGAAGAACAACCCGAATTGATGGATCAGTTTCAGTTCCTCTTATCTGAAGCCGTCTTAGCTGACCAAGAATATCAAGACGAGATCATTAAAGAATTTATATTTAGGACTGAATGGCTTGTAGAAGATGGGTATACTGGAGATAATAAAATTATAATCGACTCACTACTTTTTGATATATCTAAAGCAGGTCTAAACGAAATGTCCAGAGATTATATTTTTGGAATGATCGTAGTTAAAACTAATAAGAAAATTACCAAAAGTGTTCTAAAAAATACTTGGAAATATCTAAAGAAAGATGAAGCATTTTATAAGAATGAGTATGACCCCGAAGCAGGAATTAGGACTATGGCAAGTATATTTTTAAAAAAGAGAATAGTCTACTCCCATCATAAAAGTATAAGAGGAGAATTTTGGTGCTACTATCAAGATGTTCGTATGTGGAAAAGACTTAACCGGGATCAGACGGATGCTTTTATCTACAAACATCTACACACTGCGATGCCTGTTAAAAAAGAGATACATCTTAAAATTGTAGAGGACGTAACAAAAGTAATTTTAAAAGCTATATGTGAATCGTATGGAACTTTTAAACCTGGAAGCGGTTGGGCTTTTAAAGGTGGTAAAATAGGAATATTAACTACAGATATATTCAAGAAAGAATGGACTCTTGAAAGTGGTACTAAAACTTTAAAACGAGAATACCATATCTGTAAAGAGCTACCTATTACTTACGATAGTTGGAAAAATTCAAACGGCTCTCCACCTAAGTTTAATGATTTTCTTGTCTCATCTTGTGAAGAGGACTATCATAAAGTAGAGCTAATTCAAGAATACGTAGGATACATATTTAGTGATTCTTACTATTTACATAATTTTTTAATATTAGAGGGAGTTCCTGGTAGTGGTAAAAGTATTTTACTTAAAATTATACGAAGCTGCTTAGGGCCATCTTACTATGCGGCAGCTTCTCTCGGTAGGGTAGGTGGTGCTTTCGGTATTGGTGAACTTCCTGGAAAAATGTTAGCAGTTATATCAGAAGCAAGAGAATTAGATTTTAATCTACTACGAGCAGCAGTTCCGATCATATTAAAGATAACAGGTAACGACCCTGTAGATGTTGAAGCAAAGTATAAATCCGCTTTAACCGAAGTATTGAGTTGTAAGTTAATGATTGTAACCAATCGTACTCCTGTCATACCTGATGATACAGGAGCTTTAGTTCAACGTATGATAATGATTAAACTTCATAAATCATTTCGTGGTACTTCTGAAGAAATTTTAGGGCTGGATGATATTATTGTGGATAAGGAGATTACACAGATAATTCAGTGGGCTTTTAGAGGATTAGAAAGATTGGCGAAACGAAAACAATTCGAGATTTCAGACTCTATTATAAAAGAAAGTGGGTTTTATATAGATCGTCTTAACCCGCTGAAAGCCTTCATAGCGGATTATTTTACTATGGAGGAAGACAGTAATGCAAATAAATGGGTTAAGAGTACAAAATTTACACAGCATTTTCGAGAATATCTATTCCGTATAGGACAGATAATTAAAGTTGAGAAAATACAAAAACGAGTTTCAGCACCTAATCTTCTGTCAGTAGATGGCAGACTACGTAGACTAACAGTAAGAGATGGACCTGACACATACGCTGTGATAGAACCTTTAATACCAAATAAAGATTTAGATATTGAGTTTGCATCAGAACGATCAGAACTAATGCCTGAGCAAGAACAAAGAAGAAAGGAGGAATAAGATATGCTAAAATCTATAGAATGGACGCGAACAATTTGCGGTAAAACTCAGTGTATTTATGAATCAGAAGAGGGTGGGCAGTTGCTTATTAGAAGGTATGGTGATTACGACTGGATGGCAATTAACCTATCTATAAAACATTGGGGTGTAGGACAAATTATGGCTAAAGGTCAGTCGGATATAGATTGTCTAACTAAAGTAGAAAAAATATTAGAACAGTAAAATAAAGCCAGACTGCTACAGGTAGCAGTCTGGCTTTTTCTGCACAAATGCAGAAAGATTTTAGGGTGGTGATGTAGTTGCCAACGTAGTGGGTGCCAACGTAGTGGGTGGCGTGGTAGTTAACAACGTAGTAGGTGGTGTCGTAGTTAACAACGTAGTGGGTGGCGATGTCGTAGGTATGACAAAGTCACGTTCAAACAACTGTCGAGCCATTCGATGGATTAAGTTTTCAAGTCCTCGCTCGTCAGTAAAATCTACACCGTCGTCGAATACAATGGCAACATGAGCCGCATCAACAGTATTGGCAACTGTTTCTGTTCCTGCCAAATCTTCGATTTCGAAATTTCTTTTATTCTGGTCAATAGTTCCAGAAATAATTATTGATCCTCCCATTTCTGTTCTCCTTTCTTAAGTTTCCCAAGGTTCCGAATTTTCCAAAAATTCAACTTCGTTGATTTTGTCTTTTTCTAATCGCCTCCTTTCATCATTAGCGAGTTTCTTAGCAAGTTCTAAATGTTTAAGAATATTAACTTTATTCCTATCTTCCATAAATGCAATAAAATCTTTCCTTTCAAACATATAGTCTGCTCCGAGTGCTCGTAAAGAAACTAAAAATCCGAGCCACGGAAAGTGTGTACCAGAGTGAGAATACACTCTGTACTTATGGAATTTTCTTGCAATTGCAGGAAAGGGACCAAGATGTATAACAGGTCGAGCAGGAACCGCCCAATTTTCATAGCCCAATACCCAAGATTTTAGTCCTAAGTGCATATCCCCGCCACCCCAGGCAAGGCGGTGTTGAGATAAAGCACCGTACCCTTGAAGTTCATTTAAGAACCAGTCTCGTTTACAAATCCAAGGCATACCTTTCCATGATATTTTTCTTTCATGAGTATACAAACCGCCCCAAGTTCCAAAGACCTTAGCCATGTTATGACGAGATCTATCCTCATGGTGGGTAAACCAGTTAACTGGGGCATGAGCAAAACCTATCTTCCGATGCTCATTTCTTTCCATAAATTCAACCAAGTCAGCAATAACTCTATGACCAAATAAGCAATGCGAATCCACGCATACTATATATTTACTGCTTGATTCTTTTATAGCTGTTTCTCTTGCCGTAAAAAGGCAAGGATAGTCTTGTCGAAACATTTTGATCTTTGGTTTAGGGCCAGTCATATAGCCTGTAGGTAAGATAGCGTTTCTACAATCCCAAATCTCTTTATCCGAGTTATCAACAATAACCACTTCCCCATCATTTGAAAGTGGAACAAATTCTTCAATGGCCGATCTTACAGTAACTGTAAGCATAGCTGTATCATTTCGGTTTGCTATAATAACTGATACTCTCATTTAGCTTCTTCTTTCGGCGGAAGGGGAGACTGTTTTAAGAACATTGCGGCTGCTACAATAGCACTGACAAGAGCTACCATCCCAAGTTTTCCAATCCCCTCCTCAAAATTGAAAGACGTTGGTTCAACAATCATGACAGTTACACTATTCGCCGCTCCGCCAATGACCGCACTTATCAGTCCTCTAATCCATTGAGTCGTTTTCGGTTTCATCTGTTACCCCCATAAATTTACTGTAGTCAATTGCATCTTCCGGGTTGGGAGTAGCCTCCTCCTCAGCCAGCGCTACCATTGCATCCCGCATCTTGGTTACGTCGAAACTGGTCTTGACTCCAAGACCCGCCAGCATTACCATTACCAACCGAAAACACTCCTCGGCATCAATCTTACCGTCCATAATAGCCTGAGAAAACCAAGCCGTGATGTTACCGATCATAAAAAAAATCTTCAGTCCAATCTTCATTTTATTCTCCTTTATTTTAGATAACCTCGCATAAAAATTATTGCCAGCCCCACAACGACGGGGATCGCTCCGCCAACCACGCCCCAAATACCCGCCTTTACTTTAAGAATAGCAATCTCAACTCTTACTTTAGCGCACTCTGTATTAAGTGCTGTAGTACAATGATCCAGTCGTTCAAGTTCTTTAAGAACGTGTTTAGACCATTCAGTCCAACCATTAGTTCCCATTACGAATCTACCTCCGGTGTACGATAAGGGAACGGCGCGCCATCTGGAAATCCTTCCGCTGAGGGTACTGTTATTAATATCAAATGAGAATCCACAGGGAAGTAAACAGAGTGCAGTGTTCTTGGAGATAAGTAAAAAATCCCTGGGGCTTTTATAATGTTAGTACCATTTTTCTTTTCTATCCTGTTACGACAATCAGTTGGCCTAAACTCAACGTGCATTTCTCCATCATACACAATAAAATATTCCCAAGCCTCGTGATAATGCGGAGGCCATTGTGTGTCACCTTTAACAAAAGAACGTGCTACAGCTACTTTGTCTACCTTGTACAACCCAATTAGAACTCCCTCACCCTTTTCAAGTGTTGTCCTTAAAACGGAAGGGGATTCGAAAAAAGCGTGATCTCCGTAGTCCTGTAGTTCTGCGGTTAACTTTCGTATTGTATCAAGATTTGAGTTACCCATATCCAACACGCAGCATTCCTTTCCTTTTGCTATGGTTTGTGCAAGGTAGGTTGTTAGTCTACCTGCCATTTTTATCCTCCTTTAGTTTATTATAGCCAGGGTTTAAAGTCAAACTGTGCTAAAAAAGTGCTACTGCCAGGGTGTACAGCCATCACACCCAATTGACCTGAACCATCTGCCATAATTTCGATTTCTCCAGGTCCTAATAATGTCCAATCCCCATCAACAGCTGGCTCACTTGTAGCATAGTAGGTTTTAAAATTACTCCCTTCTCGTTCCATCCGTACCCAAGCAGGATTCGTAGTGGTATTCTTAGCAGTTTCAGATAATGTAGATCTTTCCCTACTTATATCTGTATCTCGCCGTTGAAAACTTTGTTCTATTTCATTATCGTAACGTGTTAAGATTAATACACTATCTCCATTACTATGCTGATAAATAATACCTGCTTGCCGGTACTGTTCAGTAATTTTATCAGTTGTCACTTTAGCGTAAAAATCGAAGTTTCCTGTTATTGTACTATGTTGCCAAGTAGGTGAAAACGAACCACCCCAAACATCACCCCCACCACTCTGTAAGGTAATAAAGGCAGGGTTAGGATTAGCACCCACATGAAGATTGGTGGGTGGTAAGTATTTTGACGGTGGAGGTAGTTCTTGAAAGAACTCAAAGGGTTGTGGAACATAAAGTGTATTTGTGCTATCACTCCAAGTTTTTTCGCTTTCAGTAGTAAGTGGAGAATCCTCTTTGAAAGCAGAAACACCGACATGATAAAAGATCCCCTGTGCCGGTAAACCCACAACCCAGGTTAGATCTTTAGTTTCACCCAAGAGCAGTATATTAGGTTCTCCGATTTTATTTTTTAAATAAATCCTGTATTTAAGAGTATCAGGATCAATAGCATTTCCGTTAATATCTTCGGTAGGTGCGTCCCAATAAACCGGCGTGTTATTGGGGACTGTCACCGTTTCCGCCATTGCCGGGACTGCCATTAACAACGCCAGTAGTACTGCTAAGACCAATAAGCTTTTTTTCATCTTGTTCCTCCTTTTCTTTTTTAATTCTTCTTTTTCTTTCATTAATAACCCTTGATATATAAGTTCTTTGCATTCCAAGTGCTTCTGCAGTTACTATTTGATTACCGAAATGACTATATATTGCAGCAATGCAATTTTGTTTAAAAGCCTTCAAGCCTATCCTGAGGATTTCCTGAACTATAGGCCGGTAATCTAACTTCTTTCCATTGAGAGGTTCTTTGTCATCGTCACGATCAATATCTACAAATTGACGCATATTCCCATTCCCATCAACATGGATTTCTTGTCTAAATTTAAAACCTTCATTAGTATTTTTCATTAGTATTTTACTTTCCTTTTCCAGTCACTTTCGATAGCCCAATCAAATTGTTGCTCCATGTAGCTCCTCACACTTTTGTACCCAAGAGGTTCAAACCAATTATGTCTCTGGCAAACGTAAACATAATCTTCAGCTACACATAGAGCCTTCCATTCACCCTCAATCTGTGCTTCAGCTTGAGCGTGCCAAGCTTTTGCCTTGTAAGAAGGGCCACTGATAATTCTAACCGGATACTCTTCCCCCATCACAATAGCTGCGTAAACAGCACTATGCCTACACTCTCCCCGAATAGACTGATTAGCACACCCACTGAACAACATCATAAAAATTACAGTTCCAAAAAACAATACGATGAGTAATAAAACCTTTATTAACATCTCCGCTTTTTTACCTTCAATAACTACTTTCATAATTCCTCCTCCTTTTGGATTGCTACCTGTAGCAATCTATGGTGATCCACCGATGGCGTCAATCTCGGTAGCGGTTAAAACTTTCGGAACTATTAACATATCTGAAAAATAAGTTGGTCCTCCAACAAGATAACCAAATTGCATTTTGGCCGCAGCGGCCGCATAGTCACCGTCGAAGTCATCAGGCGTTCCCCACGTGAACCCACTTCCGTCATCATAACCGACATTCATAGTATTCGTTCCGGTTTCCCATTTGACACCCATCTTAATCCAACTATTAGCGGCCCAATTTGGATCAATCTCGGCCCTTGTAGATGGGCCTGAACAAAAAGAAGCAAGCACATCATTAGTCCCTCTATACCACAGAATATTAGAATGTGAGTTAGCCATTGACATTACAGACAAATAGGGCCATCCTGAGGCGGCTAAAGTTGCTTGAGAATAAGTCGGATACAGCCAAATAATAAGAGTTCCAGGTTGCCCTGATACGGGGGTGACTAAAGGAAAAGTCAAACCCGTTGCTCCACCACTACTTTCCTCGGTCAACCTCCCCTGGCCCATCTTCTTGACTGCTATATCGTCAACCGTCCCGTTCCAGGAGTCGTCAAACACAACTTTTAGGACGTCGTTGTCAGTCGCTGTGACGTAGTCGTAATACGTTCCGTCAGCAGAAATGGTTTCTCCAACGGTACTCCCGTACTCCATATGATAAGACCCGCCATCCGTGTCCTCGTCGGCGGTATGGGTGATCTGATAAATGTAACCGGCAACGGGCTTTTCGTAGATGGAGAGGTTTTCGATTGTACCTGACCAATTGACACCAGCAGATCCGGTATTGTATCCAACAACCCCGATATGATCGTGGGTGTGATCCATCGTAAGTGTTTCTGATATTGTTTCAACCAGTGTAGTTCGGGCAGCATCGGAGTAAATGTCAACATACATGGTACCAGGAGAACCGCCGACACACCTAATAGTTAAATAATAGGTAGTATTTGGTGTTAATTCGGCTGAGGAAGAAGGATTACTTAAAACACCATCGTCTATCTCATAGATAGCAATATCATTAGTCATCCAAATAAAAACACCATGATGTGTTGCCCCGCCTGCAACGATGTTTGCCAGATCGTCATCTTCGGAGCATATTGCCCATGGAGCTATCCCACCTGATCCGACTACGGCTGTGTATTTAGTATCTACATAATGAGTAAAATTAGATGTGGTATCAAAGTAATCTGCAGCACCCATGTCTCGCAACTTATGAATATCAATTGCTCTTGTCATAGTCGTAGCGGTAATAGTGTTACCATCTGTAACAACTAATGTGCCAGGAAAATCAGCAGCCTCCCAACACGGCTTGCTCCAGTCCATGTAGGACTGTTCAACGGTTATAGTATCTGTCTGATCTCCAGTAACCGTTACGGTGTCTGCAGAGCCAGTATGCCCTACATAGTCACCTTCGTTCCAGTCATCAGGGGTGACTTCCTTTAAACTTAAGTTATCAAGCCAGCAACATTCTCCAACGGACAAATCGATAGTGTTAAGAGCCACACCGTTTGGCGTCCCTGATGCATCCCGACAGGTAAAGTAAAAAGTATATGTATCAAAGGTTGTACCAGTTACTGCTTGATATACAGTTCCACCTGAGCTGTCATAAAATCTTAAATTGAGAGTGTCTCCAACGCCCTTTTTAGCGTCCACTTGGAACCTATATCTCTTCCCAACAACCATGTCGGCTGACAAATCATCAGAGTCCGAAAAGTAAATAAACGCTCCTGATGCATTATCAACATAGGTTATTTTTAATGAATTAGCATCATTAGAAATAGTGTTATTTGCTGATTTTGTCCATCCATAAGTCCCACTCGGAGCAGCCTCATCGTCTGCCACGGCAGCATCCGTTAACCCACTTGTTGAAAGTATCGTTGTCGCACTGGCAGCTGCCTCTGTAGTGATAATATACTCCCCACCGCCAGAAAAAACCAATTTGGTACCAACTACAAGTTTAAAGGGGATAGCATCAACCGTCATGCTATTGGTTCCTATGATGTAGCCAGCCCCGTTGTTAATTGTAACATTGCTGCTCGTAAATACAGATGCAGCAGAATCCCATAGCTCATCCCCAAGCGTACTGTTAACAAAACCACCATCCACGACCTGGTCACCGCCAAGCACGACTCCATCGTTGTCAACGTAGGAGGAGGGGAACTTCTTGTTGTATTCAAGTTGGGCGCAGTCAACGATAACAGATCCCGTTTCGGTTCCATCACCTACGCTCGTTCCATTTGTACTGGCTGCAGGGAAAATAGCATATTGTACTTTTTCATTAGATCCGTCACTGTCGGCCCCAGAAACCCATACTCTCAACCAGTCTCCAACATCAATACAGCCTGTAGACACCCCTGTTGCTTGTGTAACAGTGGCGTAGTTTGAAACAACTCCTGTATTCGTATTGATAAAGGACATTGCATAGTTAACTGTTCCACCTTCATGAAAAGTGATCCCAAACAAAGGGAAGGTAGTTGCACCAGTTGTCTTTTTTATGTATATAGAACTACAGTAATAAACTCCATCGCCGACTGTGACATCTAAATGCTGTCTAATCCTATAATAATCACCAGAGTCAGAATCGGTATCTCTTATCGTGGTTGCCTTATTGGCTCCTCCATCAACCCCTGTAGCATTTTGGCTTGCCGTTCCCTCATCCTGTGAACTCCAATAAGTGGAACCACTATCTATATTTCTTGAATCCAACAGAAGATTCTCCCCCTGTGGTTCAATACGTAACGCCCGTTTTCCCCCGACCCACTCATAAATCGGCTTGGTATCATCTGCTTCGAATTGCATCACCCCGTTATCTATATAGGAACGTGATGCGGCGCTGGTGTAGGTGAATGTTCCTTCATTGCTTTGACTACCCTTTGTTATTAAAGGATTTGTACTATTCGCAGCAAATTTCCATACTGCGCCTATACCTGCAGTATTAAGAGAATAGAAACCCGTTCCCCAGTATAGATCAAGAACTCCGGCTGAGACGCCTATCGTGAGTGTTAGTATTAATACTAAAGATAATAATATCTTTTTCATTACAAGCTCCTATCGTCTGTGAATAACACCTATGTAAAGAGTATAACTATCTCCAGTGCTGCCGAAATCATTTAAAAGAAAATAGTCGTCGTTTTGAACATCCATAAATTCAACACTATGACCGTCAGCTACTTCTACTTTAATGTGCGAATCCGTAGCGTAACCTGCCATAACTGGTATTTTCAAGGCATCTGCTCTTGTATACCAACTTATCTGTACAGCCGTAGAAGGAGCAGCACCACCAGTTCCAGGATCTGCAGAAACCCAAAGAAGCATACCATTTAGAGCAAGTCGTATCGCACGAGTATACGTTGCAGCAGCGGCAGCTTTTATATCCGCCATAGATATTTCTTCCGCAGAATCATCATCAGCACCGAGAGTTACAGTTAAAGCTATAGTAGCAAAACCGTCTCCTTGGTCTGAAATAATTGCGCTAAGTGTATAAGCTGCATAACTCGGGACTGCTACCAGTAGCAATCCAACCATAATTAAAATACTAATAAATTTTTTCATTGTTCCCTCCATTAAGTTAGATCATCTGTTGTAAGTATATAACTTTCTTCATCAGTATCACCCTTCAAACCTTTGTTATCAACAGGATCAGGGAGGTAACCCAATGTCATTTCTGATCCTGGAGACAATTTAAGACATCTATCAATTTGTTCCTGCTGTTGCTTCAAAATCATAATGATCTTATCTAATACATCTTCATGAGATTCTGCAGGAAAAGCACCACCAGCGATATAGTCTGCTGCTTGAGTAAATGGTACATTGTATAGTATTACAATTCTCTCATCAGCAGCAGGTGGCGTAACCATAACAATATTACCACCAGACTGATCATCTACACCACTTACCGTATAGTGAGTAGTGAGAGTCTGCACTACTTCCGTATCGTCATTCTCAATAAGAATTACTTGTATGTGTGTTTCATCTTGTATTTTAAAAGAAAAAGCGAATGTATCTTCAGAACCCGTACCGTCATAGCCATTACGTTTATTTTCATTACTTACTGTCATTTTATCCTCCGTTAATAATCGTCGTCCATTTCTCTACGTTTTACCATTATATCCCACCAAGTATAATCTGGATTTTCTTCTTGGTTCATTAACCCTTTCATGATTGTAATAGATTGAGCAGTAGGAAGTCCAGTTGCGTAACCCACAGTACTAATAAGAGGAAAGAGTACTCCTTTATCTGTTTCAGGGTCACCATCTATTTTAGATAGAACACCCGTACCTAACTTTACAATTTCTTTGGGTACATCTTCCATCGGAGTTAACTGATATGGGTAACCCATAAACATAAAACTGGCTATATCACGAAATATAGGAAATCCACCTGCTCCGTGAGTCAGCATAACTGGAAGTAAGTCTTCTTTTTTGACTCCTCCTTCTCTAATTGTATGCGCTGCGAGTGCGGGAAGCATTATATAATATAACATATCAGAAGATAGTCTGAAAAAGTTAATATCTTTAGCTCCATACCGCATAAGACTTTCAACTATTTGGTTTTGGAGAACAGAAAAATAAGAATAAAACATTGTAATCGCACGTTCGAATTCATTACTTCTCATAATTCGAGGAAGATCTTTAGCTGAAGACTGAGGCTGAGTAACTCGTACAGCTTGACTTGCGTATTCCAAAGCACTGTCTACGTTTCCTTTAAAAAGTTGCATACCTTTTTTATGGCCCGCAAGCCAAGCAGGATAAGAACCGAATTGATCCATTATCCGAACAGTAGAAAAAAAGAAATTTCTTAACCGAGGATTAATAAATATACCTTTGTATGCTTTACCTTTTTTAGGTAAACCCAATAATTCACGTTGAGCTAATTGGAAATCTCGGTCTATATGATTTGCTCGATATCTCATTTGGGGATCAATATCGTTTACTGCTTTAATAACTTGAGCAGGATTTGAAGCAAATTCTGCTATAGCTACAATGGTATTTTTTAGTCCATTCCGAGGGACTGAACTTATCACTGAGAGAGGTTGAACAAATGCTGTTGTAAGCTTCATGCCCAAATTTGCAACAGTAACATTACCTCTTAACTGACGCAACCACTTTGGTCCTTCAAGGTCAGGACGTGCTATATTTTTAAGCCAAGGATCGAATTGTTTGTAAATATGTTTTCCGAGTGTAGACTCAACAACCTTCCGAAAGTTTGCATTTCTAACAATTTTTTGGACTTCATTCAGAGGTTTATGATGAGAACTATAATGAATAGTTTCCCGTAAATGTCTTGCGAGTACATCAAAATCTAATCTGAGAGCAGTTGTTCCACCGTGTCGAGGTATTGTAAAACCTTTTTGAACCGACGCCCAATACTGACTTGCATTAGTATTTTTAAATAAATCTGTCAGTTTTCTGTCAAGATTTTTAAATTCAAAATCTTGCATAATAGGCATGTACTTACCTTCAACTTTTACTAAGTCAACACCGGCTACCTCTTTATATATTTTATTGAGAAGAGGATAAAAGTCCTCCATCAACTGCCAGAGATCCTCAACTAATTGTAAATCTTTTTCGTTCAAGAAATCATCAAGAAATTCGTCTAATATTTTTTCGTTAAGTCGAGGTTTGCCTTCACTTAAACCGTGAAGTAATACTTTTTTCTGTTCAGGATTACCCATGTACGCTTTCATCATAACTGCGTGTTCTTTTTTAACTGGAGCACCCATTAATTCTGCTGTTTCTCCCCAATACCCATACTTACCACCATGTTTTGTAAATAGTTTATCTAACCGATTAATAGTTTTTTCACTTAAAGCATTTTCTAAATTTTCTGCATCAACGAAAGGTTTAAGTATTGTACGCCACATACGTCCTAAAGGTTTAAACCCATCTAAGGCTTCAACAATTTTCTCCATACGTGCAGTATGCGCTAAATACCTACCAAATAAGTCTGCAATTTTTTCCTTATTCTCAGCAAGAAAACTTTTAGCCGGTTCTGACAATGCCTCAAGTTGTGTACGGGAAGGAACTATCCCTTTATACAGTGTACCTGAATTACCAAAAGTTCGAGTAGCTGTGATATGAACAGTGTCAATAATATCATCTATCAACTCACCCTTAAGAAGGTGTGTAGCATTTTTCTCTACCAAACCTAATTTATGAAAAGATTTTATTATTTCTCTAAATCTTTCTAAATGATTATAACTAAGATCTTTAAACTCTCGACCTATAATATGACTCATTATTTTTGTAAACTCATCGCTTATAATCCCTGCGTCTAAGATTCCGTCTTCAACTTTAGTTTGGAGGAACTTATATATACTTACCTGTGCGTCTGGCACGTATTTAGATGTCTGAAAAAAAGGTTTGAGTAAAGCTTTAAGTTGAATTTTATACTCAGTAGGTAAACTTTTAGTTTTTAATAAACGCTTTAACTCCATTTTCCATCTTCGAACATCTTGAGCACGCCTATAAGTTCTTTGCAAAGCCATGCGAGTTTCAATTTCTCTTATTCGTAAACGAATCGCTCCTATCTTATTACCTTTTTTGAATGCACGGCCAACTCCTCTATGTATCAAACTAATAGAGTTCTTTAAGGCTTTTACGTCATCAAGAATTTCACCTACTTGTTCTTTAGGAACTTTCTTAGGAATTTTAGTACGTTTTGAAACACCTAATACTTTTTCAAGATACTCTTTTTCTTTTTCCAGAATTTTTTGTGCCCACATTTCTTGAAAAACTTCACTCCAATCAGCTGATGTACGATTAGCAATTCTGTTAACTACTTGTTTAAGTGTTTGAGCTGAAGCCAGGTCTTGAAAAAAATCTAATGGCGCACCATATTTAAATAACCGCATCATTTTAGATGCTTCCGTTAAACCTTCAGGATGAAATAACTCAGGGTGAGATCGTAATATTTTGTCCTTTAAATTTTTAGGTATATCATAAGTGTCAAATATCTTTAAACTCATTCTATAGTTATTTTTAAGATACTCAATCATCTGAGTATGAGGTAGGCTTTCATACTCCATTTTAGCTAAACGAATATTAGATGCTTTTCGAACTTCTTTAAAACCTTCCCAAGCAGCTTTGTACGTTTCAGCTTGAGCCAATCGCTGAATATCTTCATAATCATCCTGTGACAGTTTATCTATACTTTTTTTAGCGAGATCACCTAATTTCTTCTGTAATTTTTTTATGCTCTCAGGTATCTTATCAGCATACACAACTTGTTCATGAGGTATTTTATTCTTCTCAAACTCTTTACCCATAGCTATATGAATACGTTCAATCCAAGTATCCGCAGCTACTTCATCTCCGACATCTGCTTTGTACGCATGACGTTCTAACTCCTCTAATATTTCTTCGGAAAAATGTTTACTACCAGAATTTGTAATACCCTGCGTGGTCTTCTTAAAAAAATTAGGATTAATTTTGTTAATACCTTTAAGCGTTAGTCTTTCTAACCCCGCTTCTAAAGTTACAGCACTTCCTATTCCGCCCAAAACAGAAAGACCTAAAGCAGCAAGAGGATGTCCTGCTTCTTCAAGACGATCAGCAGGTATTTGTACTGCAGCTTCACCTACTAAAGCAGTTCCAGTTACTACCATTGACCGTGTTAAAGCGTTAAGGATAGAATGGGTACCCATTCGTAAAGAATGATAAAAAATTCCTGGCCCTACTCCAGTTGCCATCATGAGTGGGTCGAAAAAAGGAATTTGTAGTCCTCCCCCTTCCATCGCTAAACCTTCCTCTACAGTTAACCCGCCGTATCTTCTTTCACCTGTACGTGCGTCATAGGTTACTATACGTCCTTGTTCATCATAGTCTGCCGGAGGAATATCAGAAAGAACAGGAGTGTGGTATAGTTCTTGTTCTCGTTCTAATTCGTCATTTTGGACTGTCATACCCTGTTCTCTTCGCCTGTCTAACATTTTTTTAATTAAAGGGTCCATTATTTTGCCGGTCTCGCATATTCGATTATAGATTTAATACCCATATAATTTTCGTATGTATCCTCTATATCAGGAAATATCAAGAAATAATTTGTAGCTTTTTCTGGAACAGTATCTCCAGGAATTGTCCAAGGATCTTTATCAAACTGTTCTAAAGAATAACTTTTACGAAATTCTTCTACATCTATACCTTCTGGATTGCTACTGGTAGCAATCTTACCTGTATTTGGAAAAGGTTGGTTAACTTTTTCTTTCTTCCTTTCTTCAAAATCTTTTTCTTCCTGTTGTAACTCCCATTGTAAAACCGATGTCCGGGTACCTGCAAGTCGAGCTGGAATATAATCTTTAGGATGGATTTCACCCATAAACTTATAGTAACTTGATTTATCCATCAACCTTTCTGATTCATCCCAAAGTTTATCATCAAATGGAGTAAGATTATTATCGAACATGTAATGCCGTAAATGCCGCATAAAATGCTCTTTTAATTTAAAATCTAATTTTTTATCCCCGCTGGCTTTAGTACTCGATAGATCATCAAACCTACGTCCTGCCGCTTCAAGTACATTAGTGTACTTACCTCTCTGTTTAATTGCTTGCATACGATCAAATAGAGAATAACAAGAACCTAAAACACCCCTGTCTCTACCCATAATAGGTAATGCTCTTAAAGTTATATCTGAATGATTTGTTATTCTTTCTTCAGCAATATCCTTGATTAATTTAGATATTTCTATAGTATTAGGCTCAGTGGCCACGTTATTAATAGCAGTGCGCCATGCTATCTTATTATCTAAAAATGTAGACTTTTCTAAATACTCTTGAGCTTTTTCAAATTCTTCTTCAAATACTAAATCTTCAATTTGTGATGATTCTTCCCTTTTTCCTTCTTGGATTTTCCGTTGCTGTAATTTATACTGATAGTCCATTCGACCTTCATACATACCTTCCATAGTCATTTGTTGCGCAGGTGTAATACCGTGCTTCTTCTCCATATTAGTATTGAGGATATAATTTAGTTTTGCTTGGTTATTAGTGCCGAATAAATTACTTAATTCACGCATTGTTTGGTTAAAAAATGCTTTAGGTTTCGCAGTTTCGTAAGCTGCTACAAGACCTGTATAGACTTTCGCACTGACCTTACCTTTTATTTCGTTAGAATGTACGGCCCAAAAACCAACTGCACTGATAGGTTCTTCTTTAAACCTTTGGAGTAGTTGTTCACTAAATAATTTATCTTGTGTTGCATTTCGGTAATTTTGAAGATGCGCTTCAGAAGGTTGCTCTCGGCCAGCAAAATCTACTGTCAATTTATCTACTTTATTATTTATATCTTCAAGAAGATTAGTAATAGGTGTAAGAGATAATTCTTCTGAAGCATTAAACTGATTAGCTATGTCTACTTGTTCTCGATACTCTTGATCTTGTTGTATCTGATATGACATTACATTAGCTTCAGTCTCTTTGTATTTTTGTAAAGCATATATTTCTATATTTTTACGAGTAACATTATGACTAATATTTTCGGTAATGCCGGTTGTAAATTGTTCTTGTTTACTCTGAAAATCATCAAGAACACCCTTAGCTGCGCCCCCTTTAAAGTGTGTGTACGCAATACTTTGTTCTCGTAAGGCCGTATCTACTTTAATTTTAAGCATGTCTTCATCAGCTTTACGTTGACGTTCTTTATGCTGAGCAAATATCTGAACAAAGTTTTGTACTCCCCGACCTATTTCTTCATAATCGGGTACGCTTCTTGGTCTACTTGGAACTATCTGAACAACTTGTCGAGTATATGTAGGTATATTAGCCATAAGTCCTCCTTAGATTGCTACTTGTAGCAGTCTAAGTATTTTACTATTTTGTTGAACCAGGGAGTAAACTACTTCCAGACCGTTTTTTACTTGAGGTCCAAGCCTTTTTCATCCATTCATCTATTTTAGCTTCGTTCCAACCCGAACCTGTCAATAGGGTTCTCATCTTCTTATTCCCCTCTTCAACAGAGCTTTTTAAAACTGAAAGAGGCGTTCCTGTTAACACAGATACTCCTCCAGCAGCAAATCTTGATCTACCTTTTTCAGATGCTGCTGCTGACTGTGTTGCAGCATTTTGTGATTCAATAAATGCAGCGTCTCGTGCATCTAACCATGTCATCCAATCAACATAAGCCTGATAAGGTATCGGACCCGATGGATCAAAACCCGGTCTTGGTCCGCCTATTGAAATATCTGGAAATCCTGGATAATCTGGCATTTTATTTCTCCTTCTTTTAGTTTGTAGAAGGGGAGCCTTGACCCCATCCTCCGTAATATCCTGCTGTACCAACTCCAGTAAGTAACGTACTACCGGCTTTCATATACCCTGTAGTTGAAATGGCCGCAGCTTCAGAACGTAGTTGAGCACCTTTAAAACCATAGCCCATCTTAATTGCTGCTATATCTTTATCTCTTTTTCTTCTCGTGTCTTTCATAATCGTAAGAGGCGACCCCATATCTGGCTCGATCCCTGCTGCCGCGTAAGCTGCTCTCTGCCGTTCTTCGAGACCCTCAGTTTCTTCTGCGAAGACTTCTGACTCATACAGACTTTGTATAGCTAACATTTGTGCTTGTTCTTTTCGAGCTTTACTTGCCTGTTGTGCAGCATAAATAGATGTTCCTGCACTAACAACAGACCCCATAATTATAGCTACTGTTGCTGCTGTCATTACAACCTCCTCATATAACTGTACTCTGCTAAAAAATAACCTTTACGTTTTAAGACAGGACTAAAATCAATTTCTGGTTTTATATTGATTATAAAATATTCTACTTTTCTTTTCTTTAATTCTTTTTCTGTAAAACTTATTAATTTTTGGCCGTGTCCTCTATAATCTTTTAAGAGATATATTATATCATTTAAAGCGATTTTAACTGGATAGTGTATATGAGAATGTAAAAAATTAGAAGTGTAGCCCACTATTCGGTCGTAATAATTAGCCGTAATAACTAACAAACCGCCATTATCGTGCATAACTTGGTAAACATCCCATTTAGGATCTAATACAGTTTCTTTAAAATGAGATACTTCTTGAAAATGATCAACTAACATTGGTAGTAACTGAGTTTTAAATAAATAAATTGGGTCATTTTCTATTTTAAAAGTTATCATTTTACTCTAAACTCCGGCATTATAGATATAATTGTACAAGGAAAAGGTTTGTTGTGGACTACTGTTATCTGTCCGTCAACTACATACCCATCATCTAAATTAACTTCCTTAATCCCCGAAAAAAACTCCTCAGGATAGCTATTTACGTCTAAAGGATCATACATAGTATCCAAAAGGAAAGTCATATCTTCGTCGTTAACAGTTAATTCTTGAGTATTGTATAAACGTATCTGAGCTTTACTAATCCGTTTTATTTTTCCTATAGCAGTTCCTATAGGATTGCCTCCTTCTAACGGTATAGTTTTTAATGTAGCAGTATACCCCAAACCAACTAAAGCCTTGCTGACCTCATAATTTATATCAATTGCTCCACCAGATACAATACAGTCAGGATGACGATAACCCCTAATAAAAACCTGAACAGTTTCTCCCTCTAAATGTTCTAAACCTCTTAAAGTAGTTGTTGGTGGTGTAGTTGTAGGAGCTAAAGTTGTAGCAAGTGTTGTAGGAGCTAAAGTTGTAGCAAGTGTTGTAGGAGCTGGAGTTGTAGCAAGTGTTGTAGGAGCTGGAGTTGTTTCTGTATCCGCATAAGCCACTATTCCACTGTCAACATACCAAGCATCAGGAGTACTATCGTATTCATCTGTAGGCCATGCAAGACGTTCAATATAAACTACAGTATCACTACCTATCATACGTTGTACACTTATAAAAACCTCAGTATGCGGAGAATCTTCTACCATACCCTCGACAATAGCAACACTGGTTATAACTGTATCATCAGCAACATTTGCTCCAAGTTCAAATACAAACCATCCAGTAATATTTGTTTCGGGTTCGTAACTAATTATTATAAGTACACCATCTTCTCTAAGAAACCATCCTAATGTATCTGGAGTATTACTATACCCCGAGGATATAACAGGACTTTCCCTAAATAAGTGTTCACTCATAATAGATAGGTCTTTTGATATTTTTTTATTTTTAGCAATAGAATAATTGATAGCTCGAAGTTTAGTAGAACCCCTCTGAACAAAACAAAGATCACTTCCTAAAAAGATAGGAGGTACTGCTTCAGAACCATAATTAGTGTTTCGTACAAATTTTATATTAGTTGGGCCTATTGCTAAATCTGGATCTTGACCTACCATCTCGTATTCATTGTAGTCTGTCCCAATCATTAGGGAGTTAGACTCTACAGCCAACCAACGAATATGATCTGCTCGATCTGAATCAATAGTGAAAGTAAAAGCATCCGTAGGATTAACACCTAAAGTAAAAGTGTAGTAATCATAAGAAGTAGCTCCAATAGCACTTGCCCAAATTTGTCCAGGTTGTTCAGGGCATCCTGTTAAGTATAATCGTTCCTGAAAAATAACACCAATCGAAGGATAGTTATTAGCTCCCCATTCTGTAGGTGCTCCGGTAAAAGTAATAGTGCCAAGAGTAAATGAATCAGCTCCAGTTCTTGCAAGAACATAAGGAACATAGTCGTTATGGAGAAGAATCATAACGGCCACACCGCTTGCAGCATCCCTGGTTGTGGCAATACCTAAGTCCTTAAGTTCTGCATGAGCGTAAGGTGAGACAGTTTCAACTGTCGCCCCACCTGAAGTTACTAACTGGTATGCTGAACCATACTTCCAGTATCTAAATTGTATATTAGAACACTCAATTACTAAACTCATTCCTTCTTCTTGAGGCCATGCAATAAGTCGTATGCTGTCATTATCCGCAGCTGCAGCAAGATATTCAGTACCACCCCTTTTTATAGCTGCCCCATGTGATTTAGCAAAAAAGTTTCTTAGAGTCTCACAACCTTGAAGATACTGGTCGAGATCAACTCTACCTTTAACATACGGGCTAAGTTCTCCGACTGAAAAAGTCGATAATATGGGTTCGAATTTTGGCATTATCTTGGTTGTCCCATTCTAAGTCCAAGAGGACCGGATATTCCTGAGCGACGAGCGTCAAGCCATTGTTCAGTCTCAAACCACTTCGGTCCATCTTCTATGGCATTTATATTTTTTGCGTCTACAATAGCTCGAATATACGATTCTCTCATACTTTTATGTCGAGCATCATTATCTGATAAAGCAATAGCCGCATCTTCTGCAATTTTACAAGCCAAAGCCTCAACAAAAGAAGGATCGAACTTAGCTACATCGGTAATACGATATATATATTTTATATACCCCGATGCATAATTAGTTACTAAATCCTGTCCTTCAATTGAATACTCCCATACATTACGATCTGGAATTAGCAGACGGATAAAATCACTTGGAAGCCGGTAACTGTAGTCAAAATCATACTCAGGAGCCGCAGAATTTACAGCCAATTCCACCCTCTTTTTGGCAAAATTCCAAGCATGACTTCTCAAAACTAAGTCACGAGTAGTTGCATATAATTGTTTACAAGTACGTGCAACTTTTGTGTTGTCGTCAAGAGTAAGAATAGTAGCTTCTCCTAACTTAATCATTGCTCTATTACAAATAGTAACTTCTGAAGCCATGCCGTCACCTATTGTTTAATGTATATGATGTACCCTTCAATCAGATCGCCTTTTTTACCATCCTGTACTGTCTGAACTACAACTTCGACTGCCGTCATACCACCCAGTCGAATAGACTGTGAAGGGAGATGATCTAAAAAGGACTGAGATGCTTTAGGTTTTAAAGTTCCGAACCCTTTAAAATTAGTTTTAGTCCATTCTCGGTGGGTAGTTCGATATTTAGACCATCCGATATTCAGTGGTTTTTTTCCTGGAAAATTAGTGGTAATTAATGACAAAGCACCCAATACTCTAATCTCTCCTTGTAGAAGATTACAAATAGAGAAAGTAGTTCCTTTTAAATAATCTCTATTTGCTTTTACTGAAAAAGTAGTAATGGATAAATTACCGTGATAGTCGCATCGAAAAAACTGATTTAAATTTGTTGCCGTCATTTTTGCGTCTATAAACTGCTCAATCTTAATTTTCTCGTCTTTTTCTTCGGATTCGTCTGGTTCGTCTGACCCAAAATCAAAGTCCAAAATATCTCCATCTTCCATTTTAATCTCCTAAGTTATCCCTCCAGACTGCTACTGGTAGCAGTCTGGAGAGCTTATGATAAAGGTTAACTAACTACGCAGGTTCATTACAATCAATCTGTACGACTTTTTCTTCTTCCATTCGAGACGCACCGATTGTCATACGAGTGTAAACCTGGGTAAGATATTGTTTATCCGGTCTTTCGCCGATTCGTGCGGTAATATCAGCACCCACCGCGAGTAACAGGCCACTCTTAGCCCAAGCAAAACAATGTCGAGTTGTGGTTGTATTATCAACCCGTTCTGACCTTTTGAACGTGAAACCCATAAAGGTATCAATTTCACCACGGACCAACGCACGAACAGAGTTGTAATCTACATTCGTTACTTCCGTAGTATTCAAAAGATCTTCCAATTGTTTTCCGGTTACGACGATAAATTTCTCCTCATCGTCATTGACGTCATTTGCCCAAAAAATACCTTTAGCCTCAATGAGTTTGGCCACGGTGAGACCTGAAGTCCCGACCGCAATTTTTTGACCGGAAGGCAAAGCAACAGTTGTTGCAGAAGATTTGGGACGATTACTACTGGATGCACGAACGGCGTTCCCAATAGCCGCATCAATAATAGCATCGTCCATAGATCGCCCAAAAGCGGCAGCGGCATTCTGAGCATACGGGGAAGCAGGATCAATCAGCATTCTGATCTTATCTTCCAAATCAATGTAGTCTACCCACACATAATCCGATATGCCCACCCGCACAGCTTGATGATCAGATTCGACCAAAGCGTCGTCAGTATCGTCATGCCGAGCTGCTTTAGCTGCTGCAGCGGTAGCTCCAAGTTGTTCGTACCATGCGTACTCACCATTCTGAGATTCACTACGCACAGCATCCCGCAAACGTGAACCCATTTGCTGAGATAAAAGTTCCACATTTGCTTTGTACTGATTAACAAATGCAGTTGTGATATATTGGCCCATTTTAAATTCTCCTTTTTTGTTGTAGTTTTTGTTGGATTGCTACCCGTAGCAGTCAGGTTGTCCTTTTGGGCCTTTTATCAGTACAGGTTAAAAAAGTTTAATTGTTCCTGGTGATAATTTTTCTTCTGGATAGCGTTTCTTCATAAGGTTTTCCATCTTGATAACGAGAGCCGTATGACGAGGATCAGCGGCATCAGTATATGCTTTGTCTGCTCGTACATCAGCTATCTGAGCATCCAATTCCCCTGCAGCATCTGGTGTTAATCCATCTCCAACGTCTAACGAACCTTCCTCACCCATAAGTTCTCCCATTTTAATAAAAGCTTTTACGACCGTAGGATTACGTCCTAATCCTGTTTGTTCGAGCAAATTTATTAAATCATCTCCTCCAACTTCGGTTATTGCTCGGTTAGCGAGAGTCATCTTGGCGTCGAAGTTAATACCAAGATCTGTTTTTAAAGCAGTAGTAGCCTCTGCCATTTCTGATTGAACTCTATCTTCTTGCTCCGTCATCGTCTTGTAAATATACGATGTGTATCTATCGTAAAGTTTACCCGCTTGATTTTTATTAAGACCAAGCTCATGAGCAGTAAGACGAAACCAGTCTATATTCTGTGACATGGCCTCTTTAACAGTATCAGGAATGTCTTTATTTGGTGCTATTTCATACCCTGCTGCGTCTGTCGGACGACCCAGTCTGTTATAAACTTCCTCCCATTCTGAATCATTTTGTGGCATTGGGATTTTATCCCTGGATACCAGATTAAAAGCATTTACATACCCCTTAGCCAAATCTCCAACATTACCGAATCTTTTAAGAACAGTTGAATCTCGTTCTGTAAAAGTGTCAGCAGGTAGAGTGTCTAACCAATGTTTATCTCCTGCACCGCTCTGATCTCCTGCACCGCTCTGATCTCCTGCACTTGCAGCAGCAGCAGCAGCAGCAGCAGCAGCATCTGCATCACCGGCAGCATGTTGTCCGTCTCCGGCACCCTGTTGTCCGTCATCAACCATCTGATTTCTCCCTTCTGTACATTTCTAAAATGATTTCTATTCTGAGAACTACGTTACGTTCTCCCGATTGCCTGGCATGTTCTCGTGAGTCAGTATGAAATTCTGAAGAATACCCATGATGAGCTAACTTCATATCTTCAAGAATTTTCACACCAAGTTCATTCCGAACAAATAAATTATAATAATCCTCAGGGATTACTTTCTTCTGCTCCGTCATGTATTGTCCCTTCTACTTCTGCTTTAACTGTTCTACAATTAGGACAGTATTTCAATACTACCTTCTCAATAGGGTATTCAATTTCTGGAAATGAAAATTCAGATATGTAATGACACGCCGCACATCTTTCCATAATATCTCCTACTCTGGTGCTCTTTGGGCTTCCTTGATGTTCAAACCTGCACGAGTAACAGCTTCAAGTCCCTGACCCATGCTTTGCATACCTGAAGCATTCCGCTGACCTTCTTCTGCCTCAGCTCGTTGTTCTCGTATAGCCTGTTTAGCCTTTTCAGATCTTAAGAATTTAGGTCTTACACTATACATATCAAATACACCCTTTGCAATTTGGTCACCATCGAAATTATCTATAAGTTGTGGGTCCATTTCCATGAAAGGTGTAAGAATTTGAAGGGACCGCATAATGCCGTTTGCCTCTGTCTGCTCTTGAGCACGAGCAATAGGAGACGTATAAGTTATCTTGAACTCCTGCCCTTCGATCATTGGAGGAGGTTGAGGCAGTTTTCCCTGTCTATACAAAAGCCCGAATACTCTTGTAAGCAAGGGGCCAAGTAACTCACACTGCAAGCGTCCCATCAACGGTCCCATAAGCCGTAACTTCTCTTCGGTTCTCTGCAGCACTTCAGTTGCTGTCATCTGTGGGCCTTCTTGCAATTGAAGTTGGTCTATAAAAAAGATCTCACGTATGCGCCCACGAAGATCATTTACAACGTCATAACCTATATCTGGACGAGAACCGAAATTCATAGACTCCGCTCTGTCACCGGTTCCAGGTCTATAGAAATTGATTCCCCCAGGTGTAGTTCGAATAGGATTCAAGAAGGTTTCATCAGGTACAGCCATTGGAGGGTCTGTTGCTTTCTGTGCAGCCCTAATAGTTGTTCGCATTATTTCCATTAGCATCTTAATATCAGGAAGTGCTGTTGACCCTGGCCCTCGCCCGTATTGTTCCCAAGGGTTCTTGTAAAATCGAGGAGCCATAAATGGTAGTTCTCTAAAAATATTTCCTGCCATTATGTGTTTGTGTTTAAGATCTATATATGTAGAAATATATGGAAAGGGTACGTTAATACCATAATCCGATGGCGGGACTATACAATGCACACATTCTACGATTTCATCAGTTTTATGCTCAGCGAATAGTTTTTGTGTTCCTTCACTCACAGACTCAATACCAAACTTGGCTATGAGTTGTCTCACACTTCGAGGATATTTTCTAAACAAAGAGTCCATTACCCCATTTGCGCCCTCAGATAGATAAGATTCACTCAGAGGTAGTGCTTGAAATCGAAGATTCCGCCCATCCAATGTCTCAGTTACATAGAGAACACCTGTTCCAAAAGCTCCGTATTCAAGGTATAACTCATGCATAGATGTGTTAAAATGAGCTATAGGTTTGTTTATTTCAAAATACATTATGTGAGATACTTGATCCAACCACATTCGTACCTCTCGTATGTTATTAAGCATATCATTCATCATCTGTACATCAAACCATTTCTGAGCAGACGATGTGGCCATAGAGAATAAACCTGCTGACAGCAGTTGATTAGCATGAATCGGAGTAGAATCAAAAATGTACGTCATCTTATCAGTACCAGGAGCTTCTTTCGACAAGAAGTTATCATCAAAAGGATGCATTAAATCTGCAATATCCTGCCAATGAGCCTCCCAATTACTACGATTGGTTTTACGAGTTTCATACGCAGCTTTTATCATATTGATAAACTGCTCGTTGTTACTGTTCATTGTTACTAAAGATGACATATCTTCTCCAATCTTGGATTGCTACAGGTAGCAATCTACACAGTACATTTCTCAAAAGGGTCATATCGAGCAGGATCAGTATAATGTGAATCCTGCC